ATGACACCAGTACCACTTGCGTTACCACTTACTTTTAATTTGCTCATATTCTATTCTCCTAAAGGACTACCCAAGTATAACCACTCGGAATTGTGACAGAAATTCCACTATTAACTGTGACTGGTCCAACACTCATAGCACTCTTATTTGTACTTAATGTGTAATCTGTTGTAACGATAAGTTCATTTTCCATAAATACTGCATCACCGCCTGCTCCTGTAGCACCGCCACCAATGCTTCCCCAAGCAGAACCATACCCTTCAAAGGATGCTGTAGTTGAGTTGTATCTCATATAACCAGCTGTTGGTGTTCCATCTCTTTGTGCTGTTGTACCAGTTGGAAGAGCTGCAGAACCTGTACTTGCTGTCTTAGCGACTAAATCCGCGGCATCTAACGTAGAGTCAACATTAACCCAATCAGACCCATCATAAACTTCTGTTTTTGCTGATGTCGAGTTAAATCTTAAATATCCTGCTGTTGGGGCACCATCTCTTTGTGCTGTAGTACCTAAAGGTAATTGTGCTGAACCATTATCACCAGTCTTTGTTAATCCCCTAGAAACAATGAAGTTGCCATACGCAACCAAATCAACAATATCACCTAATGCAGCACCAGATGCTAATACTATTGAAGTACCATTTGTTGATGTGAATTCTGCTGTATTTTGAAGTTTAACTCCATTAAGGTATACGTCGATATAACCAACATCATAATTGATATCAAAATCTGTTTGTCCTGATGTAGCCGTGTAACTCTTTCGAGTAGTCTTACGCTCACCTTTTCTAAAATTGCCCTTACCTAAATAAGCCATTTATTTTTCTCCTAACTCTTTATATTATTTATACAGTTGAAATAACAATCTCTCCCGGGGGAGGGACGTTAATCCTTGTTGTATAAGCTGCTGCGGGTATATTATTAGATGCATCAGATACTTGATCAACCGTTATATGCCCAAATTGTTCTACCGTGAAGTAAGCTGAATCATTCACGGTTCCATTATTAAACGTGTTTGTTCCATCAGTATATGTACCCCTTACACTTCTTGTTATGCCTGGGTAGTTAGAAGCTGTATTCCCCTTCTTAAATATTGTCCAATCAGTCCCGGCATTATCCCCGGTAAGATCATAATTGATATCTGTTAATGATTCAGTTAAAGGTGGAACAGCAAATGCGTACTCGGGAAGAAGATTTAATGTAGGCCCCATAGCACCCATTGCGCGAACAAATGATACATCTTTATCAGTCATTCCAATGTTAATAGTTACATCGGAGCTTAACGTTAAATCTCTTTTAGAATCATCAACATTATCTATATCATCTATGCCTACCGATGGGGAAGCATTTAATGCACCTTGACTAGATGTTCCTAATCTTCTACCAAATATCGTAGTAAATAGGTTAGTAAATGTAGATGCAAGTTCAGGAGTAAACGTCTGATCATTTTGATTATCTGCAACAGAACCAGCTGCTGGAATATCAATTTGAGCTGATACTTGACTAGCCAGGGAAATCTCGGCAAATACATTCCAACCTGCAGGGTGAATAGATTTCTTTAAGCTCTCCCTCCATTCATTAATCGATTCATCTATCTTAACAACGTAAGAATAATCCTGGTAATAATAAGAGTCTTGAACCCTCATTGTATTTTCAGATATCTTCCCCTTACTAGATACAAATGAACCTGTTGTTGTTCCAATAGGCCCAATGGATAACGTTCCAGTCGCTAATGATAACTGAACAACATCAGCTGATCCTCCAGCTGATGTTGTAATTGTATCACCCAAGGCAAATGCCACATCACTATCTAATAATAATAACTCTTTAGATGAATTATAATTAACAACCGTTCCCGAGTGGGAGTTTAATTGATCTCCCTTCGCAAATGTCCCCGTTACATTCTTAATGAGTATGTTTTTATTAAAGGTAATTGTTGGGGCCGATACAAGGCCAAAACCAATATTCTGTACGGTTATACCTGTTACTGCTCCCACCCCTGAAGTTGATTTAGAATGTAGGACTGCCCCTGATCCTGCTGATGTATTTGATACCGTTACTAAAGGCAAGGTGGTGTAGCCTGAGCCTCCATCAATAATATCAATCTTGGTAATCTCGGTAGACTCAGCTGATGTTGCAAATGTATCCGCTTCCAGCATTATTTGATCACCATCTTCCAAGGTAAGACTATCTACGTCCCCTACACTTTGCTCTTGATTGATATAGTACCCATCTTCCGTTATGAGTAAATCTTCTGCTTCAGATAGCATATGATCCGGGCTTGTTTTAGTCTCTAACTCTACACCTCCACCAACAACAGCAATGCGAGCTCTTAGCCCGGTACCATCAGTATTAGTGTTGTCAAAATCAAGGGAATCTCCCACGGCATACCCTGTACCAGCATCTTCAATAATAACTTCATTGATTGAACCTGATGATATACTTTCAACTTTGGTTATGGTTGTAGCACTACTACTGTTGATCGTGTCATTAATAGCGTAATATAAGCCCCCATTGTTCACGGCAGCACTAGATATCACTGTTTGAATGGTTGCTGAGATATCTAAATCTAATGAATTAGATACTCCCGTTACGATTTCTCCCGTGGTGAATGTACCGGTGATTGATTCTTCATCTAAAGATAGCTCGGCAATAAGTGTTTCATTATCCCTAAACTTAATAATGGAAGCTACAATAGCTGTCGCCCCAGATGTTTTTCCCGTTACGGTTTGGCCAACCAACTCGTTAAAGTCTGCCGTGCCAATTTCCACAACCCTCATAATCTTATCGGTAGACCACTTCCCGTCCGATACCCTTAACATGTTATCCCTAGGGTATATTAACTCAGCTGTTTTATCAAATAGAATTCTAAAGAATAATTTATGACCATCTTCCGTACCTTTAGCCGAGTATAGATCTTTAATACTCTTAATAAGATTTCTTTTAGATACCCCTGAAGCCAAAGTGCTTGGGAGGGAGCTCATAAATGAAGAGTAAAACTTATCTAAGAAGTCGTATATAGTATTATCTACATCGGCGTACTCTAATAGTTCTTGAATATTTTGTACGGGGTTGCCCCTGTACTTAGTAATGGTAGCTTGTGCCCCAGATGTTTGTCCTACAACATCTTCCCCGGTATCAAATAATTGCTGGCTTGAAATAAACAATCTATTGTTATCATCAAAGTCATCAACAAGTATAGTGGCTGATCTATTAGAAGTAGCCCCTATAATAATTTCACCTTCCACGAACTTCCCGGTTGATGATTCTAAAACTACATTGGTATCATTCTCAGCTAATATATAATTGATTGAATTAGTCTCTTCAATCAAGTAATTGTTAGATCCTGATAACGTTAATTCACCTGCTTCTAAGAACTTATAGTAGTGTTGAAGGAACGTAGAGAATAGGGGATGATCATTCCGAACAAACTCAGGAAGTTGGTGATGTACTACCGTCGATATATTTTTAGAACGCATCTGCTGTGGTATATCCTGTTCCTGCCGATGAACCACCTGATACTATCGTATCTAGTTCTCCGGTAATGGTAGTATTGGTGATGTTAATATCCAAGATAGAGTTTCTTACCCCGATAACATCATTTGAACTTGTTTTCACGGTCGCTGTAATCGCAGCGCTAGATGTAATATTAGCAGCACCAATAACTAGATTGCCCGTTGCGTAATCGATGGTGCCAAAGCTATCATTGATATAGAATTTAGATGTTGATGACTGCCAATAGAACAACCTTAACTTGTCGGTATCATGGTCATCTTCGAAGAATACTTCTTGGGTATAACCACTAACATTAAATCCCGTACTAGATACAATTGATTCATGATGGCCCGAGTGTAACTTGTTATTGTAATTTAATTCGTATTTGGTTATCGTATTCGGTGTAGGTGTAAATGTTTTAGATATATTAACCTTAGTAATATTACTTAAGATAGAACCATCAGTATCATCTATTAACTTACTTAATTTGGAGAATCTAAACAACCCATTAAACACTCCTAAATCAGATGTATTATAATTAGTAATGGTTGTGTTGATTAATGTTTTAAGATCATCAGCTGACTTAGTAGTCTTATTACTATCATATTTAAAATTAACATCTAAAATAATACTAATAGTATCGGGATCAATAATAACAGGTCTAATAGATGCCACGTTATACTTCTTTAAAGAGTTTGCAATGGTATCTTTCTGTGACTGAGTTAAGTTAGTCCCGGATGTAGTATTAATAGAGATATAAACTTGACCGTAGATCGGTGGATCATTATCTTCACCGCCCCAAACCTGAACAGATTTAGCATTGGAATAAATGGTAGGTACAATAATTCTATAATCATCGGTTGTAACAGCTCTACCTTGAGATGCATAATCTAAAGGAGCTGAATATTTAACTGATGCGGTAGATTCGGCATTGGCGCCACCAAACGCAGCAGTCTTAACATCAATTGTTATATCGTTATGGCCATCGATGGAAGGGCTAGTAAATGAATCTGCCGTGTTAGCTAATGTCTTATTAGTAACAATGTACTCAAGGGTAACAATATTGCCATCCTCAACGTTCTTACCAACTACATCATCGCCAAAGTAGATCTCATATTGACTGTTTTCAATCTCTTGAAGGAAGTATACCTCTGATGTATCTGATAATTGTGTAATGTCCGTTGCCAATGTATAAACAGCCGTGGTATCATCAGATGAACTTGTTTGAACAGATACCTTTAAGGTAGTTGTGTCTACCCTATCATCAGCCATAATATACTTTTCGTTAGCTACCACATTGTAAATCGACTTAACCAGGGTACCTTCGTATAAAGGTATGTTGCTAAATTTAGTAATATTGTCTAAATTAGTAGTAGTGTATGCTTCATTCGTTACAAAGTTATAATTAACATTGTCAATCTTTGTAACAAACTTAGTCCCCTTATTCATGGTAGCAGTGGTGGAGGTGTAGCTATTTAACGTTATATCCACGTATGCAATGGGAGATCTTGGGGATCTCGGGGTATAACCCAACACCTTAGCATGGCTAACAACTGACCCTCTTAACACGGAGGAATCAAGGAATGCTTCGTTCATTGCAAGGTTCGCGTTCATTGCTAGGTAGTGTGTGTTATAAGCTAGTAGATCTACCATAACAGCCATGCCAGAACCTTCAAAATCGTAATCGGTAAATTCAGTTTGATTCTTTAAATATGTTTTTAAGTTTGTCTTGATATCTTCAAAATCAAGTTCTGTTACTTTAAGTTTTGTACTCATCTAGTTCTCTCTAATAATACGTTTAATGTTACTAATTCAGCTGGCATATTTAAAATATAAAACTCAAGTTCTACTTCGTATCGGTTCTGATCTTCGTTAGGTATAACATCTACCCTAGTTAGTTCCACCCTAGGCTCAAAGTTATTAATAACATCTTTAATCTGTCTTTGTAATATCCCTGAGATGCCTGAGCTAACCAATTCAAATAGCATACCCCTTATACCTGATCCTATCTCAGGGTGAAAAGGTCTTTCATAATGATTAGTGAATATGAGGTTTTTTACTGACCTCTTAACGGCTTCAATATCCTTTAATGCTACGATATCTTTTTTAATGGGGTGCATGGTAAAGAATAGATCAAGATCCTTATATACCTTAACACTCCTGCTAGAAAGGTTAGTTCTTTCCGCGTCTACTAATGCTGTTTGATTATGGCTACTCATATAAAGTATTTATCCAATATAGACATCGCTGGATCCTTGAATTAGTGCGCCCATATCAGCTGAATCACCTATGCGAGCAGCAGGAATACCGTTAATGAAAACACTTGATGATCCTGCATTTACCACAGCACTATGAGGAACACAATATATACCTACCAATATAGTATGGGGCGCAACTATGTCACCTTGGCGGGCAGCTGATATACTATTTATGAAAACACTTGATGAGCCCGTTGCAACAGTTGATGTAGCAGAACAAGCATGTCCCGTTGTTAAAGTGTCTCCTAATCTACTAGCGCCTGGCATATCAGTTAAGGGTAATTACCGGTGCATCCATATCAATATCGCTATATGATATTACCCTGCGTGAGCCTTGAACAGCTGTGTTTTGGGATGAACTATAAGTCTCACTAACTGAACCGGTTACCTTCTCAGTTTTTGATGATTGGTAAGTCTCACTAACGGTACCTTTAATTGTTTCAGTCTTATTACCGTCAACTTTAATATCCCAATTACCTTTAATGTAAGTATTACAATCTGAGTCAATTGTTAGATTAACAGAGCCTTTAACGTTAACATAATTGTCTCCTGCGATGACTTCATAGTTATCACCAACAATCCTTGTTACTTTATCTCCGTCAGCATCAATCTCATAGAACGTCCCGGACTTATGATATTCATGTATGCGCTCGGCGAAAGGAGTATCATCATACTCCTTAATATGGCCACTCTCACTTTCAAATACTTTATTATAAGGATACTCCGAGCTAACCCTAGCCTTGGTTTGCCTGGCAGTCTTAGTTTCCGGGTTAGTACCGGAAGCATCATTACCCCTTAAGTTAATGTCGGTAGTTTTAGGTTCATTCCATGATGCCCCTACAGCCGTTGTTACATTAGTCGTAGCCCCTGCATCCCTTGAAGCTGGGTTAGGATGTACCGTGTCGGCATGACTTAATCTATTTACATCACTCTCATCGAATCTAACAGGATATGGTCCGTAATCAGCGTTTGCCGTCTTATCCTTGAAACCACCTTTAGTAACGTAATCGGCAGGCTTACCAGATAGGGTACCTAATATTACAGGTCGTTGTAATATGTCAGGGTCTTTAAAGAATCCAAACACCCATGAACCTGGTAATAAGAAGGTTGATGATCCCAAGCCATTAACTCCCGAGCTTGTAGTTGGATTAACAACCGTAGCCCATGGTAGATCTTCTGTTGGTATGTCTACTAATTCATCGGTATGATATCCTATACATCGAACCCTCACCCTACCTAGTTTAGCAGGATCATTTCGATCTTCTACAACACCGTAAAACCAAATGAAACCATCTCTTCCGAGAAAGTGGTTTGATCCAGACATAAAAAACCCCTAATAATAATAATATTTATAGGGGGAAAATTGGCGGGAGCTAAAGTCGCCGTTCTTATTTTACTGGTGTCCCGGAAAGGAGTTGAACCTTTAACCTACGCCTTAGAAGGGCGTTGCTCTATCCAGTTGAGCTACCGAGACTTAATGGTGGGCCTACCTGGACTTGAACCAGGACTCTGCCGATTATGAGTCGGAAGCATTAACCAATTATGCTATAGGCCCGGAGCGGATAGTCAGAATCGAACTGACCTTCATGGGTTGGAAACCCATTGTATTACCGATATACGATACCCGCCAAGGAGAGTTTCACACTACTCTCGGAGTGCTAATAAGACAGGAGTTATTTGCCTTGTGTTCTTCATTACTTAGTAAGGGACTCATACAATTCAATTACCTCACCCTGTTCTGCTTCTACCTCTGACTTGTTTTGCTTGTAGTAAATACTAATTACTTTACGGAGGTGTTTCTTATCTAGCTCATACTTGTCATTAAGGCCTACGATAGCCTCCTTAATAAACTCACGCTCCCCTTCAATTCGAGTTAGTGAATCAGAGCAGTCTTTAACCACATGTAAAATGTTCTTCTTATCTTCTTCTGTCATTTGTATCTCCTAAAATTGTGATGTACCTTCTACATCACTGTTAAAATCAGTTGTTCCAGTAGTATTAGGATATTCTCCAATGCCACTTACCGTTGCATCTACCTTAGTGTATAAATCCAAGAAGGCTTCTTTAGTATCACCATCGAAACGATTAACACACAACTCAACTGCCTTGTCACGCTTATTGAAAATGCTAAACGTTTGAACAATGTGACATAAACGACGTGTTGAAATTACCTCATCAATGCCGTCATCTTCATAAGTCTTGCGAATCGTGTCAGCCCAGGCCACCAATAAATCAGCGAACTCAACATCTTCACAATTGAATTTCTCCATGTGCTTCATGACAATTTTCTTCTCAATTGAACTTGTCGGGTAAGCCTGTTCAATAGTAATTGTGAAGCGCTCTAAGAATGCTTCATCAATGATTGTTGCAGCAGAAAAGCGACCATCATCAGATCCCTTTCCTTTTGTATTAGCCGTTGCAATGACGTTAAATCCATTAGCAGGCTTAATGATTTGACCAGTCTTTTTAATAAGAACAGGCTTGCCTTCCAATACACCTTGAAGGGCCATGATCTTATTAGTGCCCCGATCAATCTCATCAATTAATAAGATCGCTCCAGCTTCCATGGCCTTAATAACAGGTCCTTTTTGGAAAATTGTCTCTCCGTTTAAAAGACGGAAGCCACCAATTAAGTCGTCCTCATCAGTCTCAGGAGAGATCTGAACACGGACATATTCACGTCCTGCTTTAGCACAGGCTTGCTCAATCATAAATGTTTTACCATTGCCAGATAAACCTGTTACGTAAGTAGGGTAGAATATTCCTGACTTAATAATTTTAGACACATCGGCGAAGTTGCCCCACGCTACAAACGTTGGATCTGCTTCGGGAATAAATACTTCACCATTAGAAATAGATGTAACCCCGATGTTTTGTACTGTTGATCTAAATGGTATCAAAGCAGCTTCAAGATTGTAAACACCATATCGCCCTTTCTTACCTAACTTAGGGTATGCATTTAAAAACGTGTATGCATTAGATCGTGTCCAACCCATATCTTCAGCCACAGATAATACATCCGGGATTGAAAACTTATCTTGGTTTTCAAACTTAACTGCCAATTGTTCTAACACTCTATTTTTCACTTTATTCATATTTTAGCTCCGTTACTTTATTATTTAATATACCTATATTATATACTATCTTAGGGGAAAGTGCAACTAGGTCCCCATGTTTATACCATGGTTTATAGTATGGTTATACAAGTTCCTCCACAACACCTAATACCTCGGCAAGGATTAGAAATGTAGCTGCCACATATAGGTTAAATGGCAGGAAGATGTATCCTATAAATCTTAAACCAGACTTTATAAAACTTACTATTTGATGCTTCTTCGCATCAGGATAATGCTCAAATGACATGGCCAGCCTCCCTTAAGCGAGCCTTCCAAGGACCACCTTTCTTTTGCTCATCTTGCTGTAGCTGGACCCAATGGGCAGTCTCCCTAATACCATCCACCTTTGTTGGATCATTCTTTAATGTAAAATCTAATGAATAGATAATACGAGCTACCTGCTCTTGTGTTAAATTATTTAATTGCACTCCTTCTCCTTATGCTGCGACCACATCAGTGATCTTGTTAACTAATAATTTAGAACTTCTTTTGGTTCTATTGAAGCTCTTAAATTGACGTTTGATATCTTTGATTTCGATATCCCTTCCACCTTTGTTTTCTTGAATCTCAAACTCTTGCTTAACTTCCTTCTTACCCACCTTAATGATAAGGTATTCATCATAACCATTAACGTTTGATCTTGTGTATAAGCCGTCTCTATTAAAGGAGCTCCTGTCTGTGTTAAATGTATCACCCAAAGAGTATTCATTCATCTTGCAATACTCTCTGCGGAAATCACTACCATTTGTGGCGAGGTAGAAGCACATTACCGTTGCCCCGGTTTGTACCTTCAAAGCCTTAACAGCGCTGGCATAGATTTCTTTAGTGTTTTTACCTGTGATCTTCTTGCCATCGAAATTGATAACTTTTGTGTTGTGATCAATAGATAAAGACTTAATATAACCACTATTAATATCAATACGATCAGCCTGGCCATCGGTCATAACAATTACGTTAGTGTTTTGAATAGCGTTTCTTTGTTGAAACTTTCTAACAATAGAACCTAAAGCTAATGTAGTTTCAATTAAAGGGGTCGCCCCCATTCTATCAAACTTTGAAACATAACGGTAATCCAAACCATATTTTTGACGGGTAGTGTAATCACCAACCATAACACCAATTGTGTACATATCAAAAAGACTCCTTTCAAACACAGCCTTCTTCAAGTAGGAGTTGGTGATGTTAACAATCTTAGTTCTGTTTATTCCGTGAATGGATCCAACGGAACTAGAATAAGATTTAAGATTATTTGATCCTGTTGTGAACGTGTAGAACTCAAAAGGAATATTAACCCTCTTACAGAACAAAGCGATCACAATAGTCTGCTTAACAACATCTAAGGCAACCCCTGACATTGAACCTGACCAATCCAACACGGAAATTATACCGTGGCTTTTGGCCTGGGCAAGCTTAGTTACCGTTAAGAAGATATCTTCTGAGTATTGATATTGGTGTAACTTATTAACATCAAGGGAGCCCTTCTTAGCTGTTTGAGACCTGCTGTATTCAAAAGCAGCCTTCTTACGTTCAAACTCTCTAGCCATTGCAGAAACAAGCCCCTTCGACTCTTTAATGAACCCCCTACATTTAGCTTCAACACCCTTACATCTGTACGGGGAATCAAACACTCCAGTTTGATTGTTTCTTGATGCCTCTAACGTATCATAATCAATAATTATACCTTTAAGTTCATCCTTAGATACACCTCTTGAGTACATTGGTTGATTACCAAACTCATCGGTATCTAATAATGAATCTTCATTGTTACGAAAAGCATTATCAGTTAAGGTGTCTTGTTGCCCTTGCACATCTTCCGGGGTATCTGACTCTCTAGTTGATTCTGAATCACCTGTTGTGTCTCCAGTACCAGTATCCTGCTCTTCATCACCGGAAGCTTCTTCACCTTGTTCATCTGTATTTTGCTCTTGATCCTGCTCCTCTTCTTTTTCGTTTTCTAAAACATATTCTTGAATCTCTTTACAAATGTTAATAACATCAACCCAAGTTTCAACAGCCATTGCTTTATTAACAAGTAGCTGCTCTGCTTCGTTAAATTCTACTTTAACATTGCCCCTGCTCTTAGATGCAATGTTTAGCTTATCCATAAGTTTGTATTTTGTTAAGTCCTTATTAACCGTGCCAAACAAGTTGTCGGCAAACAAAGTCTTATAACCTTGCTTGAACGCGCTAACAATGCCTGGGTATGTGCGTTGAATTAATTTTTCAATGCGAATATCTTCTACAATGTTTAGGTAAGATCTTGGGATACCTTTAACATTGATATCAGCATCATGCCATCCATCAACTGGGGTATACAAGGCGTGGCCTACTTCATGGCCTACTAATAAATCATAGACTGCTTTTCCTTTATCTTTCCAAAGGGGCAATCTTAATTCTCTGTTAACAACATCGAATGATGCCGTTGGAAAGTTACCGTGGGTAACTGTTAAATCTTCTTTAGCTAACAACTTAGCTAGGTAATCTTGGGAATTGAAATTCATGGCTTAGCTCCATTACTTTATTATTTAATATACCTATATTATATACTACCTTGAGGGATAAATCAACTGGAAACCCGGTTATTTCCCCGTTATTTCCCGATAATGTCCTGGTTTATAGTATGTTATTTAATTCCCAGTGATTTCCCTATAGTTTTGTCTAAATTCTTGCGGGGAGTGAGATTTTGGGTGATTTCTATAGATCTCTGCTTAGGTTTAAGCTTAAAAGTGTTTTGAAACCATATATCAACCTCATCAGCTAATCTTATTAATGCCCGCATGCCTCTTATAGCCATCCCTTAGTACCCCTTCCATTTTTAAAGCTTCTGCTTCATCTGATTCCCTGCCCTCTGAGAACTGCCAGGCGTGCACCATTTCATGACATAACGTTAAGAGCTTAGATTCCCCTGATAAATTGATATCTAATTCTATATCAATTTCCCCTTCTACTTCATCGTAGGTCCACCCCCAAGCATTATCATGCTTAAGACAGCATTCCGTAATATGTATATCTACCACTTTCTTAATGTTTAAGGTATGCCGGCAGTACAATACTACATCGGATTCGTTTATTCCCAAAAGCCTTTATCCCGGGCATATCCCCTTAAGAAAGCGCTATGTTCATCAACGCTACGTTTACCATTAGAATCTTTACAGGCCGTGCCACAGAGTGAATCATATCGCTCTCGTATCATTGATAGCTCTGTGGTAAGGTCGATAATCTTCATTTCAAGCTTGTCAACCTCAGCCTTGTGCCTCGCCTCTAGTTCATCAAAATGATTACTTAAAGCCCCCATTATTTCTCCTTTACTAAATATCTCATAGCTTCATCGTGGCATTTATCATACCCCTTCTTAAAAGCTTTTGCCGCTAACTGCTTAATAGAGCCGCCCTTTAATAAAAATTCGTACAATTCTTCATCATTCATATATTATCCGCCTTATCCTTATCTAACCTAATCTCTACAAAAATAGGGAGGAACAATGATTTAGTATCCTTATTTTTGTCCTGTATTACTTCATTATACTTAACTGTTATGATTTTACCTACGATATCCTCAGGTAACATTTTCCTATCTCCATCGTTAAACCCAGAACCAACATTAACTTCTAACTGTCCATTGTCGGTAACAGCCGTGACACTTCCCATTAAGCCTTTATACTTACCTGCCCCTTCATTCCAAGCTGTAACTAAGAGATCTGCTTCAAGTTCCACTTTCATTTTGACTTGGTGTTTAGAACGTTTATCTTCCCAGATTGAATCAGTGTTCTTAACGATAACACCCTCTTGACCAGCGTCTAATGCTTCTTGGAATATCATTCTAACTTCATCCATATTATCAGCCATAGATGTCTCAACAATATCAATTTTATCTTCAACAAATAGTGTGAATTTTAAATTATCTAACCTGTTTGAATATGGCATATCAAATCTACCTACTTTAAAGTCTTCAAGTGGAATTATATCCCAAGCAACCATTCTAACTCGTTCTGCTTCTTCTGGTGTAATAGTTCCTCTAACTGCGGAATTAAGAATACCATTACCAGTCTTGCGGTCAAGAATGTTACCATCATCGTCAAGTACAATTAACTCACCATCAATCACAATATCAAACATACCAGAAATATCAAGCATTCCGTGTAGGTCAATCTGCTTACCGTTGCGACTTCTTATATCAACCTTACCATCTGAATCAATAATGATGTTTGCCCTCATTCCATCCATCTTAGTCTGAATTATTGCTCCAGGGAATTTAATGTTCTTAAAGTTCTTCTCATTCATAGAACTTGCCAACATACAAGGATACGTTTCAATAAACCCTTTACCGAATACTTTATTTACAGTTGATTTATGAATACCACACTTCAGGTCTTTAGAGATGATACGTTCAATAACTTCTGCATCACTTGGTGATAAATTTGCTAATAAACATTCTAAATGATTCTTAGCAGTATTTCCAGTTAATTCCCTTGATGATAATCTTTTCAATTCATCTAATGCATAACAAAGAGAAATATCAGGTGCGTCTGTTTTGATGTACTCAGGAATCTTTCTAATATGATATTGTGTATATGGGTCAAGTGCGGCCTTGATAACAGACTTAAACAATTCATTATCCTTGTTCTTATCAACTACATCAATTTTAAATAGTCTACCATTATCACTAGCACATTCGTTTAATATACTTAAACAGTCCATTCTGTAAATGCCTTTGGGTTTGTAAATTTATAAGTTTCACCTAAGCAAGCTGCATTAATGTGAGTTGTAACTTCACCATAACCATCAAGCACACCCTGACCAGTATGTATATGTCCACA